GGTCCAGCCAAACGACAGGCCGCTGGCCGTGGATGCCGGTACGGTCGTCGGCGTTGCGGAGACGAATAGCGCCGCATAGAATGTCGCCAACTCCGCGATGGCCCGATAGCTGCTGTTGTATAGATACGCCAAACCATCCTGGGTATAGGTCTCTGCCATTGTCTCTACTCCCCGCGCGCAAGCGCGTTGTACTGTTCGAGCGCCACGACGGCGCGCTGATGCCAATCTGGGCTAGACTTCTTCGGCCAGTGCGCCTCGTAGATGCGCCTGACCATCATGCCGGATGAAGCCGATGTTAGCTCATTATCGAATGGGGCGCCGATGGTCGCGGGCTCGCCGGCCTTAATGCGGTCGAGTGACGAGCGCAGCCACGAGCGCATCTGCTCTTCGGGCTCGGGCGGCATCGCCGGGCTGCCACCGGGCGGAAGCGGCAGGCTAGGCGCCTGCCCTGGCGGCGCGAACTGCGGCGGCGGTTCCGGCTCTTTCCACTCACCCAGGCCGCCGGGCAGCGGTTCGTACTCGATGATGCCACGACCCTCGTCAACAGACAGTATCGGCTTGCCGACAAGCTCCATTACGCCCTGCGCCTGGTCGAGCTGGACCGCCTGCATGACTTCTAATTCATCCGGCTTGAACCGCAGCGTGATGCCTAGGCGATGATACAGTTGCGTATTGAGTAGCGGCTCAAGCTGCTCCGCCTGCGGGATGACCGTGTTCATGTAGAAGCCAGCCATCTCACTTTCGGCGGTTGCATAGTTGGCGCTCTTACCGTCCAGCACCGTTGGCGGCACGCCCAGCGCCACGGCCACGTTATCGCGCTGGCTGGAGGTCAACTCTATCGCCATGATGTCTTTCATCTCCGAGCCGATGGTATCAAACTCGGTGCCCTTATCGACAACGAGAAACTTGAACGCATTACGAAACCCGCCGGCGAAGCGCGTAAAGAAGTTCTCAACCTTAGTGCGCTCATCCTTGGTTACTGACGCCGGCACGCGCACGGCCGTAACCGGTACGCCGCCACTGCTCATGTAGCGATTCGCCATTTCATCAATGGCGTACAGCAGGCCCGACGCCTTCAGCGCCGCTTCGCCGTCCGATGGGCCAGGGTCAATCTCACTCTCGTCATTCGGCTCCCACACCCATACGACACGCTCAAGCGGGAACTCGTCCGCCTGTTGAATGAACGCAATGCGAAACGACTTAAGGGTATTGGTGCCGTAGTCAATGACCGGCATCACCAGGGCGGACGGGATAAAACGCGGCGTGACGTTGAGCCCAAAGCGGTTACTCTCCAGCAAGTGATAGGCCGCGCCATGCTTGACTATGTTCATCTCGATGCGATACAGCATCGAGCGCGTCCACAGCATGACCGGCTGATACTCTTGCTCTTCGCTCAAATCGTCGCCGGCCTCGTTCTCCAGCGCCAGCGGGAACCGGCCGATAGCGTTCGCGCGTAGCTTACATGCGCGGCGGAACCATGGCACGAAGCGATACGCCAGGTCGATTGTGGTGAGCGATTGGTCCAGGCCGCGCGTCAACACCGATGTGTTGAGCATCTTGACCTCGCCACGGCCAGTATAGGGGTTGCGGTCAACCGTCAGGAATTGTGATGGCGTCTGGTTCAGCATTCAGAATCACCGGTCCACTTTCCGCGATGGCGGAGAAGGCAAACATCCGGGCGCAGACGATATCGTCGTGCATGTTCTCAGGCGCGGCGTACTTGACCAGGCCGGTCGGTGTGCGGGACGCCTCGAATGCTTCCATCTCCAGGATACCACGCTCATCAGATTGTAAGCCAATAAAGCCGCGCTCACAAGCTAGAGCCAGACTATCGACGCCAGTGGCCTTGGTGGCATTGGTAGTGACAAACGGCATGATGCGAATACCTGCCGCGGCCGCCTGCTCGATGAGCGGGTCGCCCAGGCTGTTTTGCTCTGCCACAACCAGGGCGTCATTGTATCGTTCGGACAACGCCTTGAGCCGGTCAAGCTGGAGCGCATAGGGCAAGTCCTGCTCGACCTCCAGCAGGATCTCGCGTTGGGTGAGTTGGTCCCACACACTTGATACGCTGGCGTCGTTGGTGCGGGCCCAGTCGCGGCCAATGACATACTGGCGGTCCGCAATGGGCTCTTCGGGCAGCAACGTCGATAGCTGCCGGATGTGGCGGAACACGCCCCCGCCGTCCTCCACAAACTCCGCCATCCACTCCTGCTGGAATGTGCGATGACTGACGCGCTCACGGGCTAACTCAAAGGCGTGCTGAATGTTGGGCAGCGGATTGGCGCTCGACGGCGCAGTGAAGCTGACGATATTCTGCCCACCCGATAGACCGCGCTGGAACTCTTTCCAGAACCAGTTACGCCCCTTAGGCGTTGAGATAAGCAGGCAGCGGCCGGCGCGGTCGGCTAGAGTCGGTATGATGACATCATAGTATGTCTCTTCGCTCACGCGTGCAGCCTCGTCCACGATTACTACGTCGAATGCCTCGCCGCGCATACTCACATCATTGTCGGCGGTGTATACGCCGAGCCACCCGCCGCCGGGAAACTCTATCATCCGTTCGCTGCGCTGGACCTTGAGCCGCAATGAAACAGACGCCGTCATCTGTTCGGCGAAGCGCCAAACGGGGCGGGCATTTTTATACGTAGGAACGACCCAGGCGACGGCGGCGCCGGCGTTGGCACAGGCCAGCGCAACGCTACCCGCCATGACCGTTTTTCCGTACCGCCGCCCCATCGAGCAGACCTTGACCATCGCCGGGTGTCGTACTATCCGGCTCTGATCCGGTCGCAATCTGGGCAACAGCAGCTCCATAGTCAAATGCCTTTACGACGAGCGGACCACCGCCAGCTCCAGTGATCTCTTGCTTGACTGGCGCATTCGTGCCGCGAATGTCGGCTTCGAGTTTCAGGAACCGCGCCAGGCCGGCCATGTCCTCAAGTTGCCAACACTTGCGGCGGGCTTCGGCAATCTCGGCGAGTTGATTGGCGATGTGCACACCAATGTCACGGGCGGCGTTGGCGCGCCACTCGGATTCGAGCACTTTCAGATCGCGGTTGACGGTGCCCAGGCTGGCTTTGATCGGATCAGGGCTACCATCGGTATCTTTCACGCGAGTGAGTGCCGTGATAATCTCACGTTGCGATAGGCCGCGCAAGCGTAGGCGGCCAACGTTCTCACGGCGGCGGGCGATTACCGCCGTATGGCTGGAATTACCGTTCAGGGGCATGCGTTCAATCCAGCCCCAATAGGGCAGACTCTATTTCTGTAGGACCTGTCTTAGGTACAAGACTGTCGTTCGTGCGGCGGAAAAACACGCAAGCCGCTCCCATAAACTAGTCGCCGACGCGGGCTTTGCCGTTCTTCTTCACCCTCTTATTCTACACCCATCGTCAACAGGGCTTCGACTACCAGGCCGACGCCCCGCGCGACGTGCACGGCACCGAGCAGCAGCCAGGCGAGCGCGGCGATGACGACGCCGGCGGTGAGCGAGATAACGAGCAGGACGGTCATGGACGGGGATGGCGGGGGTTTCATAGTTACATTCCTGGAAATATATCTAGCAATTCGTAACCGGTTGTTGGTGCGGATAAGGAAAAAAAGAGCGATGATTTTCATATGGAAATTCATCAATGATTAGCGGCGGCGCATACAGTTCTGGTGCGGCAAAGTCGCTCCAGTCCTGTCCGCGCGTCTCGGGGCCGTCAGCCGGCGGGCAGGAGCCGAAGTAGATGTGTCCCCAGGCGCCGTACTCGAAACCTAGCGCCGCAGCAGTCGCGCGAGAAACTTCCGCCACTTCCTGGCGGACGTAAATCGACTCATAGGCGTGGGTGCGGCCAACGGCATCGACAACCAGACACGGACCCAGCCATCTTCCACCTGGAACACGGACCCACGCCAGGGACCCGAGCATGGCGGGACTGATTGCCGCCAGACCGCATTGGTCCGGGAACTGAGCAAGCTCATATCCGCGGTAGGTGGCGTTGGCTTGGACAAGTTGTTGATTCCCGTAGACGACTATGAGGCCGGCGCTAAGCTGCGGCTGAGGTGCGCTCCAGGTTGCGATGGAGACTAGGATGGCCAGGGCGGGCGGGAGCACGTCGAGCATTGTACGGGATAGCGTACCACGGCGCGGCGGTCGGGTCAAACAGGCAAAAAAGGGCTTGTTTTCGGCTGGAACATTGCTTCTTGACGGGTAATACAATCTGTATTACAGTCTATCTATGAACCGCCCCTCACCAATAACCGTAAGGTTGCGTCCAGACCAGATCAAGAACTTGGATCGATTGTGCACTAAGTTGGGTGTCACGCGATCACAAGCCATCCGTCGCGGCTTGGCGCTGCTCGAAGTTTCAACACAGAACGGCAATAAGTAGCCATGCTAATTCAGGACGATAAGCGGTCAACCATTCTGGAGATGAAGGCCACAGGAGTCGAAATGACCACCACGAAGCGAGAGTGTAAGAACTGCGGCGCGGCATTGCGCGCGAACCAGATAGACCCACATGACAATCTCTGTGACCAGTGCGCGGACATGAGCGAGTACTACATCCTGACCACGCTGCCGTCCTGGGTGCTGGCGTACATAGACACGGCGCTCAAATGGCTGGCGCGCCTGACCGGGAATGAGATTGTCATTTCACGCGTATCGCCCGGAGCCGGAAATGAGCAAGCCGCGATATGAAGGTTGCGAGTCGGGCATTGACTTCGAGCGGGCGGCGCTCAAGTCTGAGCACGTCGTCAAGGTACATCGGTCCGGCGACCACACTACCATTTGGGGACCGACTGACCGGGTGACGCTGTGCGCCAGCCGGTATGAGTACTGCCCGCACGTGCGGCGCAAGATCGCACGGGAGCTTATAGCGGCCGGCCTGACCGTGCTGGCCGTGATCGTACTGATCGTAGTTTTGTAGCAGAAAGGGACACCACCATGTACGCGATGCACCCCCAGACGGAAAAGGCGCTCGAAGTATTGCTCAATACTCTGGAGTTGAGTATCGACCGCAACTGCCATCGGATCACCGCCGCTATCAAGGCACACGATGAAACC